GATGCCGAGCTTTGCAGCCACCTCCGCCTGGGTGAGACCGAGGTGTTCGCGCCATGCCGTCACCGGTGTCGCGCCTTTCATGATGGTGCGACCCACGACCTCATTCGGAATGTAGTCGGGACCGCGCAGCTTCGCAGCGCAGCGTTCCGGGCTTGCCTCGAGGGGGTCTGCCATGTGCGCTGTTCTCCACGAGATATCCCCAGTTTACCGATCGAGCGGCCCAAGCATATACTGTATGAATATACAGTATTGAGGGATATCCATGGGCAACAGCAAACTCGCCAACCAATGTCACATCCGCAACGGTGAGGCGCCCCGCCCTGCCACAGGCACCCCCGAAAACGGCATCCTAGCCCAAGTTCCCGGCAATATCGTGGCCGCGGCTCTGCAGACTCTTCCCCCGCCTACCGCTATTGGCCCAGATACCGCCACCGTGATCTTCGATGCGGAGCATCTCGGCCTTGTGCAGTTCACCATCGAGAAGTGCCGACTCAAGCACGGTCGCCATTCGCACTACTATTGGTCAGCAAGCCGCGCTGAGCCGGTGGAACCAAATTCGAACGGAGAGTCGTGATGTGCGTGAACTATGCCCCAATCCAGCGGCAGATCCTGAAAGACATCTTCGGCGGGGAGCCGCCGCCCCGCAATGGAAGGCAGAAGCATGGCCCGACTACTTTGCCCCCATCCTGGTTGTCGGAAGCATGATCACGTGAGGCGGTGCTGGGGTCGTTCAGCATGGGTCCGAAGAGCAGCATCCCACCGGGGTCCGGCACTACCCGACGTCGAATGCGCGAATCGATACAATCGGGATCTGGGCTCGATTTTCGCCAAGTACTAGAAAGCTGGTCAGCTCTGCCTGATAGCGGCCGTACGCCTCCAGCCAGGGGAAGCTTGCTCCAAAGAACCTAAGCCGCGGCCTTCTCAATAAAGCCGTTCGGGACAAGAGACGACAGCGAGAAACGGCAAGGGACGCATTGTTAGTAGTCGCTAGCATCGATCACGATGCTCTCACGTGTTACGCTCCCGAAGACCAGACCCCCAACACTCTTCCTTGTGCTGTTGTGTTTGAGAGATGCCACCAGCCAGCTTCGCTGCGGCTTTCTTCGTCGGGACGGTCGTCTCGCTTCACCCGCCCCGTCGGGGCCCAGCGAACACTGGACTTGAACGAAAGATGCTGAAGCGGGGGATTTTTCGGGTATATTCCGAGCGCATAAGGAGTGATGGCTGGTTCACGAACTAGCACCGCCCTAGCGCTAACCCATATGTGTCGATGCCACACCTTCTATCTATATCAGCCCAGAACTTCCGCAGTCTGGAAAACGTCTCTGTAAAACTGAGAGATCTGAGCGTGCTCGTCGGGCCCAATGGCGCCGGGAAGACCAACCTGCTGAAAGTTATCCAGTTTCTAGGCGACACTGCACGACTTGACCTAGAGCCTGCCATAGAACGACATGGCGGATTTGATAATTTGCGTTTTCGGGGAAAAAGCTCGGTTAAATCGATTAAGCTTTCTGTGGAGGCTATTGTTACGCCACACGCGTCGGCGAAGGCTATTGACGAATATACGCTTTCCTTTCGGCAGCAGAAAGCGACCTCGGGCCTAGCGTGGACCCAACGCATTGAGGAATTCGTATTCAAGAGAACCAAAGGGCGCGGCCGACGGATCTCTGTGCAAGGTGGCGAAGTTCGGATTTCCTCGACGGAAAGCCCGACCGGGAGAAACAAACGGGAACTATCTAAACGGGAACTGTCGATGTCCAAGCAGTCCGCTGGCCTTTCGACACTTCAACGTCTCGGAGATGATGAGGGCGCTCCTCAAGTTCAGGCTCTAGCATCCCTATTTGAAACTTTCCGCGTATTTGAAGTTGACGTAATCGCAGCAAAAACTCCTTGCGCAGATGCTTCGGCGAATATGCTTGCGCAAGATGCAAGCAATCTCGCCGCATTTTTGGGTTACTTGCAGCGCGAACACGATGAAGTCTTTTCTGCTATTGAGTCGGACTTGTGTCGGCTAGCTCCCAATATCAGCGGGATATCTGTTGATGTTGAAAAGCTTGGAAGTACCGAGGGAACCGTAGTTTATCTCAGCGAGCACGGACTGAGTGGTAGAACTCGATTGTTTGACGCATCGTTTGGCACCGTCAGAGCGCTCGCACTATTGGCAATGCTTCATGACCCAAACCCTCCGCGTCTAACTTGTGTCGAAGAAATAGACCACGGCCTTCACCCTCAAGCGCTAGACGTCATCGTTGAGCGCTTACGATCGGCTTCCGAGAGGACACAACTGTTAGTTGCCACACATTCGCCAGCACTTGTAAATAGACTTCACCCTGACGAGCTAATCGTGTGTCAGCGACATTCCACAAGCGGCGAATCAATAATCCCGGCAATTGATCCAATGGATGTCGCGGAGATGGTTGAGGCATCTGGCTTATTGCCAGGTGAGCTGTGGTTCTCAGGAGCTCTAGGCGGTTAAATATGGCAAAAAAAAGCGATAATAATGATGCCAAAAAGGCACGCCAGAAGCAGAAAATCGTTTTAGTCTTTGGTGAAGACGATAATGACCGGCAGGCGGTATCTCATCTGGTCAAAGCGCTTTGGCCAGACGTGCCAACGATTCGCTGCTTGAGAGCCCCTCTTGTGTTAATTAAGGGCCGAGCTAACGCGGAGCAGCGCAAAAGCGCAACTAATATCTCGAAGGTTGTAGCGGCTCAAGAGGTGACCCACGCGGTGAGAGCAGTCTTTGCTCATGAAGATTGCGACGCCGTCGAACCAGCACACGTTGTCCTAAGCAAACAGATTGAAGACGGCCTTAGCCTGTCCGGCGTACCCAATCCGTGCGCTGTCACTCCTGCTTGGGAGATGGAGGCATGGTGGTTCATGTGGCCCGATCAAGTGAAGGAGCAATGTCGGCAGTGGAGACGCCCGCAGCGGGATGGAACGAACGTTGGATTAATCCAAAATGCCAAGGAGACTCTTCGGCGTGAGGTACGTTCTACCGGAAAACAAACCTCGCGCGACTATCATGAGAGCGACGGTATTGACATCGCTAAGCGAATATTAGACCTTGGATTAGTTCGCGATCCTAAGGCACGCAGCGCATCATTTGACATGTTTGTATCTCGTGTCGATACAATTTCTGGGCGAAGCTCGCAGGCGAAGGAAATCCGCAAAGGCAGTTAAAGCCTTCCGATCTAATCTCGAACCCGTCGAGCCACGACACGATATGCGTTCGCCTGAGCCGATAGAAGGAAACGTAACAATGTTTGCGTCGATTCAGCCCAGCGCTACCTCTCAATGGGAATGCATACCCCGACAATCGAAGGAAGGACCTCGCTCAGTTAAGCAGATCCTAGAAGCGCTTGGTGCTACAGCAGTAACATGGCAACGGCTTGTCCCGAGCACGGTTGAGATGGCTCGCAGCAACACCCTTTCCTCAAGACATGGACTGGGTGCGTTTCCTGCTCATACCGATTTCGCAACAGCAGCGACCCCTCCTCAGTATCTTATATTGGTTGCTCCACGCTCTCGAGAAGCGGAAACACTGATCTTCGATCCTTTCGAGCTTCTCCAAGAATTCGGACTTGACCATGTCCAAAGAAGTCTATTTCTCCTGAAGGGTCGGTATGCGTCTTACTGCCGAATATTGACCATTCGAAATGGGGAATTATTTTTCAGATATAATTCTGCAGTAATGACCGCCCGAAACGATGAAGCTGTGGCCGTAGCCGCCTATATCGCCAAAATGAAACCAATTCGTCGCGTGGACTGGAAAAACACTCGGATACTGATACTTAATAATTGGAGTACTTTCCACGGAAGAAATCAACTACCTGAAGCACAAGACGTTGGACTATATCGCTTTGCGGCCTGGAGAGATCAATGACTTGGTCAGTTGAAAATTACTTTTCAAAAGCTCAGGCGTATTGGCAAAGAGCAACGAAAAGCGGTCGGGATAGCGAGGATTTCGTTCTCTATGTTTGTTTCTTCTTGGAGTTCGTGGCACGCGGAGCGGTCTGTCATGTTAATCCAGCCTTAAACGCGGCTTCAGACCTAGAAAGTCTTCTTTTTTCTTGCGGTCACACTCCACGGACTACTCCCAAAACGGCCGATTTGCAGGATGTTATCAAACGATTACAGCGACTTGTGACAATTCTCACCGATGCGGAGATTGCCAACGTTCAGACGCTAGTCAGCGCTCGCAATGGAGAGCTCCATAGCGACAGGGCCGAAATACCGCAACTTTCTGCTCGCCGACTCATGCCCCTTGTGTATTCGTTTGTCGTAAAGATCGCAGATTTTTCCGGTCAAAATCTTGAATCGCTCCTTGGCAAACAGGATGCTCAGCTCGCCAGACAAACCGCAGAAGCGATGACAAAGGATCGCTCGCGGCGAGTCCAGGACCTCATTCGCGTTTGCAAAGAGAGATTTTTTTCCCTCCCCGAAGAGGATCAGAGAGAAAAGCGTGGAGCATCTGCAACAACTCTGGTTTCCGCAGTACTTGTTAGTGGAAATCACATAATGTTTCTAAAATGCCCGGCATGCGCACAGATCGGTCAGCTGCTCGCAATTCCGGTCGGTAGAAGCGAACCATTTCTTAAAGCTGGCGAACTCGTACAAGAAGTACGCGTGGCACCCATCCAGTACACATGTAAATGCTGCACATTGGAAATTCGTGGCCTTGACGAATTGATGGCATCTGGCTTTGAACACGAATATTCATCTATAGATGTCGTGGATCCCGTAGATCACTTCAATATAGATATTAATGAATATATTGATGCAGAAGAGATCGCTAGAGAGTACCACCGAGATAGATATGAGGATGAATATCAAGACGAATAGTTTTCATAGATCGATTCTTTTCGTACATCATCCAAAAGATCTAACGACCATCAATCAGAGCATCGTAGCTTCTCTCGCATGCCAGACCAGCTACCTTGAGTCTGTCGGCATATAAAGCCAAGATTCCCGAAGCTTTGTCAGACCGCCTGAGCACGTCAACAAGCACATCGAGGGGATCTGCACTTGGCTCGTCCGGGCCACCGCCGGCAATACTGGAATCCTTGGCGGATCGGGCGGAGGCAAGTAGCTGGTCGACACGCTGCCGCAACCGGTCAGCAGCATCGCCAGCAGCGCGGGCATCGGCCCGCGCTGTCTCCGCATCGTGTTTCGCAACATTGGCAATCTCCATTTGTGCAGCCGTACGGCGCTGCTCCTCGGCTCGTGCGTATTGAACGGCCTTTGCTTTTTCAGTCACAGCGATCAGGGCCGCTCGTGTGCGCTTCGACTCGTACCTGGCAGCATCAGCCAAAGACTGATGCCAGCGGCCGGTGGCGTACGCAATCAGCCCACAACTCAGCAACGCAAGCCATAACCGTGAATTCAGAAGATTCATTGCACCTCCATGCATCTACGATGGCGCTCGAGCTGTCGCGTCCAAACACCGAAGCAGCGCGTGTTTGGCTTGCCTTCCACCCGTGTGCTGCAGTCGTAGTCACCGAGGAAACGCCAGTTCTTGAGAGCGTCGCATGCACCTAGATAGTCACCGGCCAGTAACCACGTGCGCGGCGACTTCGGCTTCCGCCAATTGCCGATACCGAACTGCCCCACAAAATTCAGGTAAAGGTCGTACTCTTCCTGAAACAGCTCCACACCATCGATCGAGGCCCGAAACCGCTGCTCGTCCTTCGACATCAAATTACGCGCCAGCTGCTCAGCGCGCTGTCGCGTGATCGGCGGATCGGTCAGCTTGACCGGCTGACCATCTTCGTAGCGCGTGGACCCGTATCCTATGGTCGGCCTGTCCCCCTTGATCGGGATCATCGGAGCGGGCGCGAAACCTTCCGATTTCATCCACGCACCGATTCCGGCGAGGCTCACGGATAGAAAGGCAACTGCGACCCGCTTACGGTTGCTGATCGACATTGCATTGCCCCTTGATCGCGGCGATACGCGCTGCGCTCTCTGCAGTTTCCCGTCGATCGCGCCGAATCTGGAAAAAGATGTTCGCCGCCAGGCCAAGCACTGCGACGAGCACGCCGACCAGGCCTACCCAGTTGATCTGCGCAAGCCAGCCGACGGCGCCAGTTAGCGCGCCAGCAACCGTCGTCTTGTTGGCCAGCGAGGTGCCGACCACTTCAATCGTAAGTTCGGTTCTATCCGCCATAGCGTTCCGCCCCCGTCCAAAGTTTGGAGGCTTGCCGCCTCCCTCGATGGAATCGAAGTCTTGGCTAACCGCTTGCGACAGCCAAGACTTACAGGGGTGGAGTTAGAGATCCGCGCGCACTCTCGCCACGTCTTCACGCAACCGCTGGCGCATTGCCTTTGGCGCCGTGTCCGCAATGCGCTGGTCTTTCGATTTCGCCATCTCACGCACGCGCCGGAGCACGTCGGGCATGCGCACGACCATCCGCTGATCAGGATTTTTCCTGTTCCAAACCGTAACGGCGTCGCGTGCCCTCTGCACTTTCGCCTGGTCCTTCTCGAAAATGCCTTGTGCCCATAGCGCGCGGATCTCCTGCGCCCGCAGGTTATAGAACGCCTTGGCCTGCTGGTTCAGTCCGTTGGCTTCCTGGATCGTGGCGACGCTGGACGGCTGGAAGCCAACGGCTTTGAGCGCCGCTTCCAGGGCGTTGGTGTCGAGCACCTTGTAGCCTTTGGTGTCGCGGTACATGCCCGTTGCCGCCATATCCGCGCCCTTGGCCAGGTTGCGAACGGCTGTCGGCGCTGCTTCTAGCAGTCCACCACCGATATCGCCGCCCGTCACCTTCCGCGCGCCGGACAGCAGGCGGCGGGCAAAGTCGCCGGCGGGGCCCAGGATTTCGAGGACGTCACGGGTGTGGTCGTTGCTCTCCTTCAACAAGCCCGTGCCGGGAATCAGGTTGCCCATACCAAGCCGACCGGACACATCCAGCGGCATGCCCGGCAGACCGGTGATTCCCTTTTCGATGAAGGACGCGATGTCGCGCCCAAACACGCTTTCCAGAAACTCCTGCTTGGCCTTCTTCGCCGAAAAGTTGTAGCCCGCAATTTGCGCCATGGCGTCGATCAGGTCGTCTGCATCTTCGGCGAACGGAAGGCCGCCAGCACCACCGAGCAGCATCAGGGTCGCCAGCATCAGCAGCGCAGCCTTGCGCCCCTCCTTCCGCTCGCGTGAACCCTCTTGACCCTGGCTCCACAGGCGGCTCATCAACTCGACGTATGCAATGGAATAAGTCTTGAAAGTGAAAACTATTCCGCCCACGGCGCCGCGGCCCCACTGCATTTTCGAAGCCTTTGAATTGCCAGTGACGAACACCGCCCCGCGACGTCGCGCGATCCATGTTCCCGCCTTCGTTTCTGGGCACCACACACCGTCATCCACATAGACGGTCTTGCGCTTAAGACTTCCGACTTGGGAGCGTTGACTATTCACGTGAAGGTAGAGATGGGGAACGCTTGATGGCCTCTCATCCCGTCTGGGATAGAACGTCGCATTCTGCCCCGTCAGTACGGCCATCGCCTGCAGAATATCGAGGTTTTGGTCGGCCTTTTGTGCCACAAGCCATCCACCTTCTTTGAGCAAATGCCCGTCGCCCTTCGCAAAGGCATCGATCATTCCCCGCATCTCCGCGAACGGCATTTTCTCAACCATCGCCCAGGTCAGCAGCTTCTCAGGCATGAGTTCACGAACGCGATCAGAAAGAGGCTTTCGCAGCGTGAAAATTGCCATCTCGCCATTCTTCACGACAAACTTGCGATAGTGGCCACCCAAGCGGGTTAGCAGTTCATCAAGCTCCTTCACGTAGACGGGATTGTGAGAAATTGACTGCGTCAGTCGAACATTTGTCCGAGTTTTGCAGTTTCTGAAGCGAGCATAGTGCCCTTCAGCGGCCACCCATCCCAGCAGTGCAGCCAGATCAACACCGATCCATGGGGCGCGGACGATCGGTGCCGAAGGCGCACGCAACAATTGGTGACCCGGACGTAGGTCAATAGCTCTCCGCTTCAGCACCTTACTTCGCTTCTTGAGTCGGCTGTCAAAGTGTTGAACCAAACAGTGGTGGCCATCGGTGACCATCATGTTGAATTTGCGCGACCCCGAGAATTCATTGATTGCATGCCGGCCGGGGAATCGATGTACGTCTTCCAGTACTGTGTGTATGGCACGACCACTCTCATCTACACCAACGACAGTGTCTCCCAGACGCAAATCATCGCGCATCTTCCACCCACCAACAGTTAGGCACTCGGTCTCGGAATCAACGCAATACACAAACTGTGTTTCCGTGACCGCCCGGCGCGCGAACTCGGCGGGAGCGGCCATACCCTGGCCCTTGGCCACGCGGTACGCGGCGATGAACGTCACTCGTCGGTTCACCTGTTCGGCGGCGCCGAAGAGCTTTCCCCACGCGACGGACAGGCGCGTAAGCGAGTTGGCAGCCATCGCACGAGCGTCCCCGATCCGCGTGCCGTCGCCAGCGCGCAATGATCCGCTGCCACGCGCCTGCGCCATCAGTTGGTGGACCTCCTGAGGGCTGACCGTTCCATCGTCTTCGGCATCGCGCAGCGCGCGTGCCAGGTCAGCTTCGTACTGGAAGCCCTTCGTGGCCATCTGCCGGGCTGCTCGACCGATCTCGGTGGCCGCCTTGCGTGCACCTCCGAACTGGCTGAGCCACGGGAATGTGACCGCGGCAGGTTGAGTCATGTTGACCAGCGCCGAGGCCACCGAGCCACCCAGGTACTGAGCAAACAGCAGACCGCGGATGACCTGCGCTTCCTCCTGCGGATTTTTGATGTAGTCGGCCAGTCGTACTGCGGCGTCCTTCAGTTCGCCCTGCTCTTTCGGGATCGCGTCTACTGCTTCTGACAGATCCCCCATATGCAGGCCCGCCGCAGTCTGGCGACTGTTGCTGTAGATGAAAGACGCCAGCACGCGGCCCACATCCTCGCTGTAGCCGGCAATGCCCTTGCGGTGAATCAGCCGCCGCACGGCGCTGCGATTGGTCTTCGTCAGGCGCAGATATTCCTGGAAGGCCTGATCTCGCTCACTGTCTCCTTGCGAATCTAAGCTCAGCGCATTCCCGAAGATCTCCAGCGTCTCCGGCGTGACGCCGGCGAACAGCTTGTAGCTCTCTTCCGACAGCGTGCCCTGGTTGACGGCGGCAGCCGGGAAGGCGCCGCGCATCTGCCCAGCCATCTGGTTTGCCTCGCGCCGCGTCTCAAACAGGCCGAAGTACTGGCGCTCGCCGGCCTGATCGACCACGTCCACCGTGTACTTGCCGAACCTGGACAACGGTGCATAACCCTCTGCCTGCAGTTTGGTTACCTTCTCTGCCCGGTCCATCACCCCATGCGCGACTTCCATTAGGTGCTTGGTGCGGTCAGGGCGGGCGTCCGCCATTTTGGCCAAGTGGTCACGCAGGAGCGTGGCTGCCGCGCGGACATCAGGTGCATCCATGACCAGGTCTCGCAGTTCCTTTGCATCGTCCCCCGCATAGTGCAGCATGTCTGCCCGAGCCATGGTGTCAAGACTGCGATCAGTCGCGGCGCGGAATTCCTTGTACAACGCGACCTGCGCGTCGTTCAGCTTGAACTGGCTACGCAGTTCGGCGTCCGTCCAGACGATGCCGGCCTTGAGCATCTGCGACTCGAAACGGCTGTCGATCAGCCGCGCAAACTGTTCCTCCGAATGGCCACGCCACGCCCGCAACATCCCCTCGGGGATCTTGTTTTGTTCCAGCAGGATGGCAGCCTTGTCCTCGGTGGTGATGCTTGCCGCGGCCTCGGCCAGGTCGGTAACGCGCGCGGGCTTGCCTGACGTGTTGCGCGTCCACAGCAGAGTGCCTTCGAAGATCGGCGCGGCCACTGCCTTGTTGTCTGCGGCGCTGACCGGCGACTTGGCGATATCGCCCCATGTGTCCAGCTTCGGCAGCAGCTTCGGAGCCATATCGGCGGCATCGCTCGCATAGTGCGAGACGTCGTCAATGAAGCCTTGCGCCGATTCGAACACCGGCCGGAAGGCAGGCGACCGCTGCGCGAGGTTGTACATCGTGCCGATCGTCTTGTGCCACCAGGAGAGGCCGCCGGGCGCGCTGAACGTCTTGTTCAGTTCCTTGGTCGCCCGGCCAGCCACGGCACGCAGCCCGGAGCGGCTGAACTGGATTCCATCGTCGCTCGCACCAGTTGCGGCGAGATCGGTGGATAGGAGCCGGCGGAGTACGTTCGCAACCTCACCCGAGGTGACTTTGCTATGTCGCTCAGAGCCGCCTGCGTCATCGGCGCCCGGACTCTGGGCCTTCGAAATCGTCGAATCCGGCAGGTTTTCGGGTACGCTACCGCTTCCCCCTGAGCCATATGAGCCGGAAGGCTGCTCTGCCGAAGAGGCATCAGCACCGGAAACTTGGTGGTTCGGGGGACTATCAGTTGTGTCGTCGTTGCTACTTGCTTCCCGCAAAGCCTGGAGTACACTACGTGTGCCTCCTGCAGTGACCTTACCGTTTCGCTCGGGTACTCCGGTACCGGCCTCGGAATCACGGGACTGCAGGAGGCTTTCTTTTGTGACGACGCTGTGCAGATACATACGCCCCTGCTCACCAGGGTGCCGGCGGACGAGCACAGTCACGATGTCATCTACTCCAGTGATGCGCACCGGCGCCGAGACATAGAAGCTATCGAAGTCTTCTACCGGGCCGGAAAGCACCACCACTCCACGCTCCAGTACATCCTTCACCACCGCAAAGGCTTCGGCTTTGAACGGGTTCATGCGATGCGCCATGGAGTCGCGTACGGAGCGCTCGTTCAGGGTCACTTCGCCCAACTCGGGGTTCATTGCCTTGCCGCCAAACTGGTTGACAAAGAGATCGATGGCCCATGCCCGAAGCGCCGGATAGCCCTGTGGGGCCCGCCTCTCGGCCACGACTGCAACAGGCTGGCCCTGCAACACCCGCGCCTTGCGGATCTCGTTTTCGTTCCGGCTTGCCGCAACCCCCTGACCCCGGACGTCGCCACGGGTTGCCCGCTCCATGCCGGCCATCGCGTATCCCACCAGATCATCCACGCTGATCGGCCCTACGCCCAGCCCGTTGCGCAGCATCCACTGACGAACCATGGCTAGAAAACTGCGAAGGAGATCCCCGACACGTCGACCGACCGCTGAGTCAACCCATTCCAAGAACCGGCTGTCTACAAAGGCAAAGCCCTGGCTGCGGCCCTCAATCACCGCCTGCTCGACGACGTAGGCTGCGGCTTCTCGGGGATTCCCTTCCTCTCCGGCGGCCGCCATTCGGCTGGCCGCGCGATCGAGGAACTCCCGCAGTGAGCGGTCCCGGATACTGGCACGCTTGGTCAGTAGGTCAGCGGCGCGCTTGTCGAACTGCTGACGTTGCTGACCATGAGTCATCTCGTGCAGAAGAACTGCCGGGGCCGTGACCGAATCGAGGTTTGGCCCAACCAAGAAGGTCAGACCAGACTTTGCATCGTAGAAGCCGTTGATCAGACCGCCGTCTTCGAATAGCTGGACGGCCTTGGTCAGCGAGGTTCCCGTTTTGGTGGCGAAGACACGAGCAATTTGCTTTGGATCATTGCTGTCAATCATCACCGCGCCGCCACGCGTGCCCTTTCGGCCGCGCGCCAGCATCGTTCGAACTGCCTTGGTCAACTGCGGGAACTGCAGCTCGAAGGCTCGCAGAAGCTTCTGCTCGTCCATCAGCGCATTACCGGAGATGTTCTGCGGATACTCGCCATTCACGACGTCACGCCCATTTAGGGTGATAAGCACCCGGCTCTCCTGGACGTCAGCCGATTCTTCTACAGCGGTCGTGCTACTCGGTTGCGAGCGTGCCCTCGGCCCGGCCACAGAAAATTGCGGGATATCGTCGCCCGATTGACTTTTCGACGGTGCGTCGTTATCGGGCAGTTTTCCATCGGCCGGCATTTCCACCTCCCCTACCGGCCCCACCTTCAGATCCCGTGCGCTGGGGGCGGTGGAGTGCGTGCGATCGTGCCTATCCGGCATGTCCCGCCAGGTTCCACCATCCTTCTCTACGGCACGTACCGTGACGCTCCACCCGCCATCAGGATCGGTCGGGGTGTAGCTCACCACGCGGTCAAAGCCGCTGTAGCTCTTCACCACATTGCCGGGCGTGAAGTACTCCGCTCGTGCCAGGGCATCGGCTTTGGCCTTCTTCGCCAGCACACCGCGTGGCGGCTTTGCCTTCTGCGCGGTGCCGGCCCGCTCCGGCTTGGCCGGAGTGTCGGCCATGTCATCGGTCACCGGTGCGCGCGTGTCGCCGTTCTTCAGCCACGACTTGAACTCGTCCATGTCCATGGCCCGAACTGGCCCGACCTTCCAGCCGGCATCGAAGTTGGAGCGATAGGCCGCAACTGCGTCGGACTCTTGATCGAAAGCAAGCATGACCTTGTGTTCATCGAAGCCACCGGACTGTTGGTCGAGCTGGTTCACAACGAACACATGACGCGATTCAGGATTGGGGCCGATATAGGCGTCGACCTGATCGCCGTCCGCACCTTCCGTACGCTTGATGTACCCGTAGTGGTCGCTCATGGTGTGGCGCCACTCGGTGCCGTCCGGCCGCATGCCCGTGCGATCGGAGCCGCGGGGGTTTTCCACCGTGATATCCAGACCCTGGACACGAACGTGGCCCTTGGCGTAGTTGCCCGCTTCCTTCTGGGCCTCGGTGGGTTCCGGTCGATCGTTCTGCGGGCTCGTGGCCGCCTGATGTGCAGCGGCGTCGATTTGCACCGACGCGGCGCCCTGAGGCGCCAAGGGCTTAAGCACTGGGGGCCGAACCGTTGGCTGGGTGCCAAACAGGTATTCCTCGGCTGAGTCTTTGTCCGCCCGCTGCGGCTTCGTAAGGTTGGCCTCGAACTGCCGGGCATTGAAATCGTCCCCACGCGAGCGCGCTTCGTCCAATGCGTTCTGCATCAGCCACTGGTCCGCAGCCCTGATGGTCCTCGACGCCTTGCGGTTCGAGTCGAGGATCACCTTTGGGAATGGCGTGGTCTGCCGACCCGAACTCGTCAGCACCATCTCGCCGGACGCGAGCGCTTCGCCGACCTTGCCTTGACGCGGCACCGCGGCCTTGTTGGCGGACTGCTGAGCAGCCTTGGCACGACGCACCCTGGCAATGGCGTCCTTCAGATTGGAAGGCTTCGATTCAACCGGGGGAACAACTTCAGGCGTGGCCTCGGTAGGTGCTGATTGCGGTCGCGCCGCAGCAGCTTCAGGTTGCGGCGCTGCTTGCGGTTGCTGCTGAGATTCGAGCGCATGTGCTGCCTCCAGATTCGGTGCGCTTGGCGTTGGGATGCTGTCTGCCGCTGGCACGGCCGGTACCGGCTGGGTCTCGTCGGCCGAGCTCGATGGCATCTGCTGCGGGGGTCGCTCTGCATTGGGTTGCAGCTTCGCCAGCTCCGATTGCACGCGGTCGCGCTCGGCGATCAGGCGCATGTCCCAGCCGTTGGCTCGTGCGGTCTGCTGAATGAAGTGCAAGCGGCCCCGTAGCTCAGTGGCCGGGTCGCTGGCCAACAGGCTTCCTTGCGCCGCGTCGATCTTCCCCGGTTCCTGATCGATCTCCTTGCCCTTCCCGCCGTTGTCCTGCTGCGGAACCGCTTCAGCGGCCTCCTGCAGTGCGGCTTTGTTCGCGATGTCTTGGGTCGCCCCGCTGTCGACGGCGAGCGCCGCCGCAGTGGACATCGGACCGGCCTCAGGGTCGAGACCCATCTGCTCGGAGGCAGTCGGTGCCCTCTCGATCGGCGTCACATCAAGAATTTCGCCGCGGCGAATGCGGTCCAGGCGGTCCGCTCGAGCCTGCGCGGCAGCCTGAGTCGCGTCGTTGAGGTCGGCGGTCGTGCGTACGACACCATCGGCATCGGCCTCGTAGACGGGTGCGGGGAGCTGCGGCGGAAGTGGTTCGGTAACCGTCGGGGCCGCCGGCGTGGGAGTCACGTCGGTGAATTCCCCTCGACGAGCTCGATCCAGCGCGGCGTTCCTGTCCTCGGTAGTCCGCACCTCGCCGTCGGCGCCCACGTCGTAGACAGGCGAGGGCAGCAAGGGAACATGCCGCTGCTGCAGCTCCTGCTGCGGAGGTGCCAATGTCGGCGCCGCCTCAGCTTCGAGACTTCTACCGTGAATCGGCCCGGCGATGCCGCCCATCAAGCCACCGGTCAGCACGCCCATTACTGCCTGATCGCTAAGACCTTCGGTCCACGGCTTGTCCAGTGCCTGGTTCTGCAATACCTGCTCTGACAGCGCCTGCGGCAGTTCCTCGAGGAAGCCTTCGGAGATCGCTCCCTCCAGCGCCTTGCGAGGCAGACTCTTGGAGGCCGCCCGCGCAGACGCGGCAGCGGCGGACGCGCCACCGGTAGCCAGCAGGGTGTCGATATCGCCAATGCCCAGACGCTGAGCGATCTTGCCGCCCGCTGCACCGAATAGCGTTGTTGCCGCACCTGAGGCGGCGGCCAACGCCGCCTGCTTGTCCGTCAGCAAGCCGTCGTCAGTCTCCTGACGGATCTGGGCGGCTGCCGAACCTGCTCCAACGATGCCCTCGCCCACTGCTCCGGCCACTGTGCCGCTGACCTTCGGAATCATGCTTACGGCGCGGCCGGCCACACCACCCGCACCCATTAGCGGTAGCGACTGGCCGACCGCGTTGGTAATGAGCGAGGGATTCGAGAGCGCGACCTTAGTTTTGTCCATCACGCCATCGGCGTTCTGGAAGTCCTGCTGCTGTTGCTTGGCTGCGTCCGTCATCAGGGAGCCCAGGAACTCCCGAGTCTGCCTGGGTCGGAATCCAATGGCACCGTCCTGGTTCTCCAGGAACTTGCCGACTTGGCCGCCGGTGGCAATGTCGGCCAGGCCGACCGCCGCCTCAGGAACACCCACGACACCCTGCGCTACTGAGAGCCCGAAGTCGCGGACGTGGCCCAGCACGCCTTTTTCCTCCGGAACGGTGGTGCCGCCGAATTCTTCCCAAGGCTTCGGCGCAGCGCCGCTGGACGGCTGCTGCGCATAGTCTTCCCACGGTTTTTGATCGGACATCAAACAGGCTCCCAATTTCTTTGATCGGCTGGGTTACCCCCTTTGAATTTGTAGCCACCACGCACGCTACCGACCTGCGGAGCCCCCGACGCTGCAGCTGCGTTCGACTGCTCTACGAACTGGCCTGTCTGGTTGTTGAGGACACGCGACGGACGAGTCATCACCGACATGGCCTGTGGGTCGTACTCCTGACCGCCGGGCACGACGGTGAAGCGGTTCGGTGCTTCCTTGCCGTTCAAAACGCGGATCTGCTCCGCGATAGCGCCTCGCTCTTCAGGCCGTGCGGCGGCGTACTTCTCATACAGCTTCTCCGCACGTTGTGCGCCGCGAGTCTGGAAGCCGCGCGCTTCGATCTCCGAGGCAGTGCGCTGCCGATCCAGCGCATTGCTCGCTGCGAAGCGCGCATTCTGGCCAGCCTCATGCATGCCGACACGTCGGTCGGCACCTCGCTGCTGGATCTGTTCGCGCACGACGCCTGCCGCGGTCTGTTCGCGGGCAACCGCCGTTTTGTCATCGCTCTCCTGCAGACCGGCCAACACCTTTACTTGGTTCGCCGTCAGTTGCCCGTTCGGTGAATTGCGATATGGAGTGGATGCCGCGCGCAGAGCCAAGGCACGCACTCCATCATTGCGAGGTTCAGCGGCGTACTGCACGAAGCCCTGCGAGGGAGCGGCTTCAGCAATGCCCGCGCCGGCCCCGATGCTGGCCGCGCCGGCCGTAAAGGCCGGAACCGTGTTGACGGTACCGCCGCCGCCCTTAAATCCCAGCTTTTCACCAGTTGCGCCCGCTACAGCGCCCATATCGTCCGTGAACGAATAGGTGCCGTTCGCTTCGCGCCTTCCCACAACCCCCTCCACCCCGGTTGGGGAGAAGCCATTGCCGGTCTGCGCCGGCGTGGTGGCTGCCGCTCGCGTCACTGGCCGGGCGCCGGCTGATGCGGTGGTGGCAGCAGGGGCCAACGACTGCGCCGCCTCACCCGGCGCTGCCGCGGTTGGCGACGGGCTGGCAACCGGTGCCTTCGGTGCTGGGGCGGCAGCCGCCTGTTGGTCGATGCCTAGCAGTCCGCTGCCGAAATTCATCAGCGGCCGGCCTGCCACGTTGTAGAGGTCTTCACTGGCGTCTGCGAGCGCCGCGGGCACCGCCGCCGCAGTGCCACGAACCAACGTGCCCAAACCACGCGCATACTCGCCGTTGCCCCATTGGGCGGCCACGTCGTCGCCGGTACCGCGCAGCACCGAGTCGGTACGCCACCCGGACCCTTCAGTGCGCATTTGCGGCAGGAACCCAAAGGACGATTGCGATGCCGCATCCGGCGCCGGTGCAGCTGTGGGTGCTGCGGCGCGCGCGGGTGCAGGCGACGTGGGCGCGGCTGGCATGGCTGTCGAGGCGCGAGGATCTGCCGGGTATGTCGCCACCGGCTGCGAAAGCGCTGCAGCAACCGTCGGATTGACAGCGGGCGCGGCGGGCACGCTGGCAAGTCCGCGCGGCTTCTTCGGATCATCGACCAAGCCGCCGTCGGCGAAGAACAGGTCGGGCTTGCCGCCCGCCTGCGGCTGGGTAGCGAAGCCCAGGCCCGCCGGCCCCACCGGCGCGTGAGTCGCGCCCTTCATGGCATCGAGTGCTTCGACGCCGACGGCATGGACCTGCTCGGGTGGCAAGACGCTCTCCCCATTGCTGAGGTTCACGTCGACCGGCGCACCCGTGCCCATGCTGGAGAGGTTGTCACTGCCGATCTGCGCGGTGGAGTCGGCGGGCATGACATAGCTTCCGTTCGGGACCGTTGCCCGTACATCATCGGACGTGCCCGTGCCTGGCCCCTGGACCTCGCCGCCACTGGCGTAGTTCTGCGCCTTGGGCCGCCTGGCGCCCTTTTTAAATCCATGCATGGCATGTCCCTGAGAGATGTCGACCGGATACCGGGCGATCTTCTATGCCCTACGAAAGGGGGGCTAGCCCTACAGGGGTACTGGTATGTGACCGACAGGAGGACGTGCACACAAAGGCTGGATGACAGTCGCCGTGTGGACTGTCTTAGCGGTTGTGATTGCGATGGCCGTGACCGATAACGATGATCTATTGGAATCTCCGTTTGCAAGACCATCCATTCGCCTCGTTTTTTATACGACAATGAGTCACACAACGATCGGCTGCGGCCGACTCAGGGAGAACAAATGAACGGATTCGACTGGGTTCCGTTTTACAAAGAGATGGCAAAAAAGTTGCTTGGCTATCGCAACAAGCAGACTGAACTGATCGATATCCTGCGAGAAAGCGGTGTTGGCGGTCTAGAGGATAAAGACGCCAAGGGAAAAACGATCGATCTTGACGAGATGGATCCCTTCACGTTTCTTGCCATGCTCAATAAACAATCGCAAGAGACTCGATCAGAAATTCTGAAGACGGTCAGAGCTCGACTAGGCATCACTAGCGCAGTCCCGACCGGATATCATGGCATCCCAAAACCAGATGCTCGCCAAACCTGGCTTTTCCCGTACAAGTCTGCACGCACGAAGGGCGATATTGATAGTCTGTGGCGGCTGTATGTAGAAGTATTGTCTGGCAATCCACTGAGCGAAACAGTCTTCAGCGCCGCTCAATCCGTGAAATATGCGGGGAAAGCAAAACTAACCCAGGCAATTTTTCGCGCGGCTCCAGAGAGGTTCTTTCCTGTAGATGGGCAAACAACCGGTTACTTGGCACGCCGCGGATTACCTTACAAATTTAAAACAGCAAAGGAATTCGAGAATATATGCATGGAAGTGGCAAGGCTCAATATTCCACTATATGAGCTATCCCATGAAGCTTGGCTCCTTAATCGAAGTAAAAACGCAGAGGCCGAATATCAAAAGACCGTTCTGCAAAAAGCGGCAGACGCAAAACCTTTCATCGAAAAAAAGGGTGGAATACCTCTTCCAAAAAAAGGAAATGCTGGACCTGCCGGCAGCAGATACCAGCGCAACCCGAAGGTTGCAGCAACCGCACTGAATTCCGCGAATTTCAAATGCGAAATAAACCGAGAGCATCAGACATTTCTCTCAAACGCAAAAAATAAGCCTTACGTCGAGGCGCACCATCTTATTCCATTTAGCAATCAGGAAAGCTACCCCTTCTCACTTGACGTCACGGCTAACATCGTTGCCCTATGCCCCAACTGCCACCGCCTGCTTCACCACGGAAGAAAGGCGGAAAAGAATACGCACATTTTGATGTTGCTTGAGAAACGCCGAATCAAATTGGAAGAAAAGAAGATCAGCATCAGTAAGGCAGCATTACTAGAGCTATACCGTGGAGATTTACTCGAAGAGGAAGCATAACAACACCATTCAACCTCATAATGACCACCATGCACCATCATGAATGATCCACGCACACAGCTTGCGCTCGCCCCAAGTCGCAGCTTAATTAATGAGTTGTGGCACCGCAAGACATCGATACTTGGCGGAGCACTAGCAATCATATCTTTATCGCTTGCGCATTATGCGGGTTTTCTTTTGAAAGTCCCACTGCAAATCGTAGCGGTTGCCGGGATGCCGCTCGCCAAAGGAGTCACCGCCACATTTTTATTTTATGTCTTTTTTTGCGCAGTTTTTGCCAGGGTGTTAGTTTCTATATTTCAGCTCGTTATTCTGCCCTGCATCGCATTATCAGATCGCCTGGAACGTGGATTCAACAGGAAGATGAACTGGTCACAACAGCGCCGCTTTGTTCGATCCCACAGCCAGACTATAAAGTGGGAAGGACATGTTTGGATTATTATTCAGGCAATATCTTTTCTGATTATAATGCTAGCGATATACGTTGAATTCACCATAACGTGGATATCTGGCATCGGCCTCTTAATATCTATCATACTAGTTCTTCTGTCCAGCCTCGTCCGCTCTGAATTTTTTCTTCAACCAGACCCGAACGCACTTATCCGGAAAATTAGAACACGCCCTAAGCGCTTTGGACGCGCGGCATCTGCACTTTTTGTGACAGTCACAGCAGCCCTTATTATCGTGGCATTTTTTATGGGGAGCATGCGCGCAAATTTGTTGCGAAATCAAAAACCACATATGATTGTGACAAGAGAATTCACAGATATTGCCACCGTTATTGCAAGCTCTGAAGGATCGCTTCTCTTGTTTCAAAAACAAGGAGACGAATTTCGATACATCTACTCCGCCCCGGAGTTCACGACTTCATTGGAAAGTAAATCTGTATTTCCGTCGATCGGTATTAAGAAATAAGTTGCAGCGATATCTTTGATTCCCTCACATCACAGGTGCTGCACGATGCGCGATAATTCAGCTTCATGATTAATATGAACATAGAAATAGAAAAAGGACCTACCGGGAGAATCAAAAGGCTTCGACAAGTCCTCGCAGGATTGACCCAAGACGACGTTCTGACGACGCTTGAGAGCTACTCTGCTGAGACGGCCGCGTCCTACGGATTTGCTGACTCTACGGACTTCGACCTAGTCCATGAAGGATCGAGGTTCCCGCCCAAGGCGGTTCTGGGTCTTGCGGCGGCGAGGTCAGTTGGGCGCCCGCTCACTTCCGACGAATTCTCCGGAGGCAAGGGATCACCATGCTTCAGGATCCTTGAAGACCTTGAGTTTATTATTTCGCAGAAGCCTTCCGGCGATTCAATACCATTGGCGGTGCAAACGCTAGAGCAGTTCCAGCCGTATAGCAGAGAAGAAATCGCAGCAATCTTCGAGCCGGAAGTGAAGTTCGTTCGCGGAGCCGGCCGGTGGGGCATACCGGGTCTTGTGGAAACGCCCAAGGACAGCGGCAATTTTGTCTTCATGGTGACACTCGGCAAGCCTTCTGATGGAAACCCGTACCAGGATGCATTGACCCTCGACGGCTACCTTATTTGGGAATCACAAACACAGCAAAACTTCGAGTCAAAGTCTATTCGAAAGCTGCTCGTACACGACGCCGAAACCCGAACTATTCAGCTTTTTCTGCGCGCCAAGGAAGGCATACCCTACACATACTTCGGTCTGCTCGACTACTTTTCACATGACCCCGATAAGGAACGTCCCGTTCATTTCGTCTGGAGGATTTTGAACTGGGACCGGAGCTCGTCGGACCTCGACGCGCTGGGGATACCCTTCAGGGCGCCGCTCAATCCCGCATATTCGCCGCCAAGTGTTCAGTCTGACGCCAAACATCTCGTTCGCGTAGCACCTCCCAGTCTCGTACCCAAGCCCGCTGAGCGGAAGAAGGTTTCAGGGACGAGCCTGAAAGCGAAGAATGCAGTCGATTGGGCAGAGCGCGACCTTCGAAATCGGGAATTGGGATCTGACGGGGAAAAGCTCGTGCTTCAACATGAGATCGAAACGCTCCGCAGTGCTGGCCGCGAGGACCTCGCATTGCAGGTCCGCCACGTCGCGCTCTACGACTCTGCCGCCGGCTATGACATTGCGTCGTTTCGGACCGATGGAAGTCCCAAGAGGGTCGAAGTAAAAACGACGGAGGGACCCGCATCTACCCCTTTCTTCATATCGATAAACGAAGTTTTAGCTTCCCGCGAGTACGGGGAAAGCTTTGCCATCTACCGTGTATTCGACCATCGCCCAGGGGTCACTCAAGTCAAATTCTTCGAGCTGTCGGGGGACGCCGAACTCAGTTGCAACCTACACCCCGTCAACTTTCGCGCCTATCCAATCGGCGACGATAGCCCAAGTAGTTGATCCGTTGCCACGCACGAGTACGGCCAGCGCATCAGCACTGCACGAAATACGGCTGCGCATAGATGCTCCTCAAAGAAGTGCCATCAGGATCCCGCGACAATCGTAGGTTCTTGCGGGACCAGACTGTTCAAGTTGGTGCCCAAGAATCCGCCGATATCGAGCTGAAGGAGCATCGGATGCTGAAGTGGCTGCTGTGGAGCTCTCTGGTTGTGGGGTCTGGAACGGCTGTAGCCCATCCCGTTGTGAAATGCGCTCTCCCGGACGGGCGTGTCGCGTATCGCGACACCCCTTGCCCGGTCGGCGTCGCTGCGGCCGGCGTCAATACGCGGGGCAACGTCATCGACGCGTCCCACTACAGGGCCGCAATCGCTGCCGAGCAGCAGAATGAAGCTGCCGCCGCCCTCCGCACGGCGCAACCCATCCTGATCGCATCACCCGCCCGCGAAATTGACGAGATGGCGTGCCGATCGGCACAACGCAACGTCGAGATGGCATACATTAACCTCCGCTCGGAACTCTCTCGCAACAAGCATGGTCATGCCGAGAGGTCTGCAGTGAAGGTTGCAGAAATCAAGGCGGCCTCGGCCTGCGGCACTCCAATGCCGCCCCTGCCCGTGGCTCCCGCAGCTCCGGTAGCCCAACCCAATCCCGGAGCACCGCCATCGCTACCTTCTGCAACAACGATGAGCTGCGCCAACGGCCACTGTGTCGATAACCGCGGTGGGACGTATAGGACGGAAGGGCCAAATCGGGTATCCAGGCCAGATGGTAGCCATTGCTCCGTGAGCAATGGCTGGGTGCATTGCTAATAGGAGTAGTTGTAGTTCGTTGAAGTGCTATCGGACGAGCTGGCACTTCCCGAGCCGCTGATCGTCGCTGACACGTGCGCGGCCGACATTGCGCCCGCCGCGAGCTGGGCCGTGTACTGCCCCATCGCCTTTGCAGCTTCCAGCGCAATCTGTGCCTGCTGAACAGCGTTCTGCATTTTCGCGGTGTACTCGCTGATCTGCATCTCTGCGTAGGCGATGTTTGTCCGGGTGTTCATGTCGGCGAAGCGGCTTTGCATCTCGGCATTGGCCACGTTGGCGCTGACGCCAGCGCGCCAGCCCTCAACCTGCGCCTGAAACACCGTGGTGCCGTACTGCACGTTGCTGAGGTTCGCCTGCAAAGTTGCCTTGTACGCGTCGACATCTGCCAGGAACTTGGACACCTTGGTGCGCGCCGCTTCCATCTTGATCTGCACGCCCTTCACCTTCACGTCGGCCTTGCTGGCAATCGCCTGGATGGTCGAAGCGTAGGCACGGGCCTGAGAGTCCAGAACGCTGGCCTTGGCCGACTCTCCCTTCACGCGGGCTTCGTAAGCGTCGAATTTCACCTTCTCGGCGCCGATCTGCTCCGCGTACGCCTGCACATCCGCCCGGTATGCATCGAACTGGTTCTTGATGGTGTCGGCGCGCACCGAGGCGCCCTGCATGAGCGCCTTGTACACCTCGACGTTGGACTGCACGGCCTGGAGCTTTGCCTTGAAGACGTCCACTCGCTGCTGGTTGATCTGGCCCAGCGCCGCCTGCCCTTCCACTGCCGTCTTGTAGGCGGTGAGCTTCGAAATCGCCGCATCCAGCTTGGTGCGGTACACCTGCGCCAGCGTCTGGAAGGCAGCATTCTGGGCATTGAAGAGGCTGACCTGCGCGTTAAATACGTTGATCTGGCTTTCCGCGTGGAAGCGGGCGACCTCGAACAGGCGCTTAGCCATGTTCTCGTGCAAGTTCTCTGTCAGCTGCTCGAGCGCCATGCCCTGCTGAACCGCGAAGCGCAGGTTCTCGATTTCCCAGGTGGCGGCCTGCACCAGGACGTCGCGATTCAGTTCGGACGCTTTCAGCCGACCCTGCTCGCGCGCCACATCCACCTGCTTGGCCAACATGCCCGGCGGCATCGAGAAATTGCGGCCGGCCCACGTGTCCATGGCCTCCTGCACCTGGCGCGACGTCTCGCCGCTGTCACGCTCCCGTGCGCGGGCGAACAACGCATCCTCGATCGGTGCCGGCAGCCCGGTGCCACCGGCCATCATCTGCACCACCCTGGTCTTCAGATCGTCCAGCACCTCCGACGCATAGACCGGCTCCGCCCAGTTTATGAAGACGTTGGGAACCGAGAGGCCGCTGGCGTCCGGTGGCGTCGCATCAAAGGTCGGGAGATCGGGGAAGACGAAATCCGGCAGCGTCAGCTTCTCCAGCGCCTCCATGTCCGGCAAGACTATCTGCGGCGCGTCCGGGATCTCCACATTCGTATCGATGTCCGGTCGCTTCGGCGCCGGGATGGCCGCCATGCTTGGCGCATCCGGAATGTTGATGGGGATCATGGTCGGCGCGTCGGGCAGTTCCTCCATTTCGCCCACATCCAGATCCTTCAGCAGGTCGTCGATGTTCAGATCGCTTGGTGCCTCCGGCATTGCCAGCGGCGGCGGGTCGTATGTCGGCTGGTTGTCCAGCGGCACGGAAGGCGCCAGCGCGACGGGCGCATTCGGCCGGGTTGGCGTCGGGACGGCCTCCACGGTGATATCGCTGATCTTGGCAAGCGCCTCGCTCAACTGCGAGTTATATCTCCGTGAGAGAACATCCAAGTTGTTCATTTTCTCGGTGACGGTATCCACCGCCACGCCGAGGATGCTGTCTGGTGCGATACCCATCAAACTCTCCTATTGGTTGGCGCCGATTCGACGCGCAGATCATTGACATGGCCATGCTTGCCGGTCAGGCGCAGGGCAAAACTGAAATGCCGCCCGCGCAGGCCACGGCCAAATTTGAAGCGGCCATTGGTCAGCACGGCGGCCGGCTCCCGCTCGAGCGGATAGCTGTAGGTGTCGGCCTGGACACCGCTCTGCGTCGTGGCCACGTCCATCACTGCTGTGCCGCCGGCGTCCAGTTCATATTCCAGATAAGCGGCCACCGGATGGACTAGCGCACCCTTGCTCAGGTCCACCTTGCCGGTCACGAGCGCCCCGCTTACCGGTTCCTCGCCGCCATCCAGCGCATAGACGCCATCCGATGCCAGTCCATAAAGCTTGCCGTCGATCACCGCCAGCGAGGCGAACGTGTACGGCGCGTACCGGCTCATCGCCCAGCTATCGACGTTGGCAGTCCATGCCTGGCCGGCGCTCTGGTCTCCGCTCACGGTGACGCCTTCCATCAACGCCTGATCGCTGACCAGATCAACGGCCGCGAGGCGGTCGACCACCACGGCCATAGCGCGCGCACTGTCCACCAACAGCGGTTCGGCAGCCTGATGGCTGTCGAGAACTTCATCGATCAGCGCGGCAATGTCGAGCAACTGCGTGCTCGCGTGCAATTGGCCACCAGCTTCGTCGTTGATCACCGCGGCTTCTACCACCAGCACGCCCGTGGCCTGGCCTGAGCTATCACCGGCACGCGCGGCGTCTATGACCAATGTGCGAACGTGCCGTCTGGCAAGCACTTCCTCGCTGACGAACGCACTATCGACAATCAGACCTCTCATGCGATCGGCGCAGGCATCCGTCACCCGGGCACTGTCAGCGTGCATCACTCGAAGCGCTCCGGCAGCACGCTCTCCGATCGTGATGTGGTCCGCGCTGAGTTGACGCGCGTGTAGGTGGTCGCTGACCGCGGCGCTCATCAATGCTCGATCCGCCAGCAAGTGCGCCGGGCGGTCAAAAACAATCTGTTCTGCGGCGACCGCCCCGTCGGTGTGGAGCACCAGTAGACCGAAGAGCAACACCTCGGCGATCCTCGCCGAGCCTTCGGAAATGGCCGTCAGACCGACGCAGCCGGAGTCTCGGGCCACCGCTATGTCGTTCGAATCGTCTCGGTATCTACTCATTGATCACCCCTATGAAGTGGTGTGCAACGCTGTTGTCCGCCAGCGTGGTGTTCCCCCATCGGCGGCGCAGGCCGTCCGGTCCCGTCTCGGAGATGCTGGCGTAGCCCGCGTCGCCTATCGCGTTATGGACCGCATCTCGGTAGAAGTAGAGATCGGACGTCGGCGAGAAGCCCCAGTACCAGGCGTGCGGCATTTCGCGGCTGACCATCGCCGCGTCGGCCACGGCCAGGCTTACGCTGAGCCGCCCGGACCTCGCGTCCGGGATTTCCATCGTCTTGTAGTACGGATTGAACCTCGGCGCTTCTCCGCCGATGACGATGCCTACAGACGAGTGCGGTGAGCCGCGCGCGGTGTATGGCCCACAGATGCTTGTCACGTCCAGGAATCCACCGCCTGGCAGATTCAGCCAGTTTCCGCTGTCTGCAAAGTCGCTGGTTTCTGTCGGCTCGTAGATCATCGTATCGACGTAGACAGGGACTCCATTCACCGAAGGTGGCGAACCTCGGTTGTTGTTCCTGGTCCGTCCTCGATAGTGGAAGATGCTGTCATAGCACCAGAGTTGGTACCTCGTCGGGTCGGCCACGGCGCCACGTTCGGTACGTTCCGATCGCTTGCGCCCAACAGTGTGGTCTTGATAGGCATACAGGATGCAATCCCGTGCGAACACCGGCACCAGCGTGGCCACGTCGATACTGAATGACTGCGTGGTATCCACCACGATGCGGTGCATGTAGTACCGGCTGCGGAAGACACTTCCCACCATCTCGAATGCCCACGGCGTTGCATATGCCGGGTTTCCGTAACCCATGTCGGTGCCGACGATGTTGGTCCGTGTGGTGATGGGCGGCCGCTCCTGCCGGTCATCGAAATCGGTGGTGTGGAAGTAGCCCATCAGTGCGCTGCTTCCGATGGTTTCGGTATGCTCCCACTGACCGACGATCATGTTTTCTTCAAACGTGCTTTGAATCTCGCGCTTGAACTTCCGATCGTCGTAGAAGTATTTGATCACCCGCAACTGATCCTCGACGTAGCAGCCGAAGACGATGGTGTCGCACTTCACTGGATCGCCGCTGTAGTCAGGCGACAAGTGAATAAACGACGCGCAGCCCTGCCCCGCCAACTCAGGGAACTTCAACCGCGTACAGGACTGCACCTTCTTCAACCACCAGTAGAACGGACCTGTCCCGACCCGAGTGACGCGGCCGGCGTGCGCGGCAATGGGCTTGAGCTCGAGGTTTTCCCAGTAATCCAGATCGTTGCCGTTGATGCTTCGTGCGCGGGCCAGGATCTCCCCGACCGGAATCCGGCGGATCTTGTACTTGATAGCCAGTTCGCGCGCGGTGCCCGCACCCAGGGCCTCATATATCCTCGACAGATAGTTGTTGAGCGTGCGCACGTCGTCGGGATGGTCTAACTGCCAGTCGTTGGGCAACCTGCCTCGCTCCAGTGCTGGCGCCAGTGTCAGCTTCAACTTGTAAGCATGCACCTGCATTAGCCCTGCGTCGTCATAGCCCCAGCAGGTGTTGAACCCTTCCGATCCGCTACGGTTCATCGCCCAGCCGCACGCTTCGTACATGGCGCTGTAGCTGTAGAAGTCCGCGGTATCGCAGACATGGATGATCACGCCAGCGCGCCGCCACGCCTCGAAATCCCGCTGGGTCTGCGGAAAGCCTTCACCGGTGGGCAGGCCCCCGAATCGATCCAGCAGTTGCAGCAGTTCGGCGTCGCCTACATCCAGGACGTACTGTCGGAACGCTGCGGTCGTCGTCGCCGGCACCACGGGCAGCGGCATCGCGTAGACGCCGCGCGCGTCGATCTGGAGCAGCCACGGGCCGCCCGACGTGTCAAAGGCAACGTTGTTGCAACGACTGGCTCTGTAGTCGCACTTGAACTGCCCCTTCTGATCGGGAAACCCCGTGTAGCCCGGCAGCCGGGCGTTGCCCAACTGCTTGCGGACCAGCCTCATATACCTTTCGGGGATCTGCATGCGTGCGCGCTCCAGACCGTTCTCCGGCAGGTCCTGCAGCACCTGGCGCCCATATCCGCCCGCCACCTGCATGACTTCTGCCATCGCGCCGCTATACCAGGTTGGCCGCTGCGCCAGATACTGGGTGTAGGTGAAAATGCCGGGATCGGCGGGCCGAAAGTATCTGAAGCGCTCTTCGTAATCGATCTTGAAGCGCTGCAGCGCGACGTCCTTGGGCGGGAGCGGCACGTCTCCTGCGTACGCAATCAAGCGCCGTCGGGTCTGCTCGGTCAGCCGCAACCCCACGCCTTCTCCCTGGGTCTGCACCAGCCCCTTTGTCACCACCCCGCTGAACAGCATCGGAATGTTGGTCTCGGCGACGCCATCGAACCGGTGTTCAGGGTTCTCATGCCGCTCCAGCACCAGGATGCGGAAGAGACCTCCCATGTCGGTGGCCACCGCCTGCCGGCCGCTGGGTAGGTCCATGACGCGCTTCAGGCTGGCGAGATCAGACGCCTGCTTGAAGTTAGTCAGGTTCCGGGCCAGCAGCTCGACGGCAGCGGCATCTTCAGCCGATAGCTCCGCGTCCTCGGTGAAGCGGCCATAAGGGCGTGGCAACCGCATGGTTAGACGGTCAGATTCAGCCTGTAGCCGATATCGTAGGTGTCGCCACTCTGGAAAACGCGCGTGACGGCGTATTTCGATGCAGACACCAGTGCGCCAGTCGTACCGCCCTTCGTGCCGTTCGTCAGCAGCGCCGCACCGTTCACGTTGAGCTGCGACGCTGTCGCGATGGTGACCGACGCCACCGAGGCCATGTTGTCGATCGAGCCCGTGGCGGTATCGGCAGTTGTCCACGCTGGACGCGTCGCGCTCGTATAGCCCTCGGTCAGGCTGGTGATTTCAGACGCCACCGCTGCGAAGTTGGCCGCCGTCCAGTTGTCGGCAGGTGCTGCACTCCCGGAAAACAGGGCCAGAAAGCACGATGCCTTCGGTTTGGCGCCGAGTGCCACGTTCAGGATGTGTGCCAGACCCTCGGTCGGAATCCGGTTATCTCCCTCCTTCTCCCACTCGCCGCCGTTGACACGGCCGAAGTACTCGCCACCCGCCATAGCGGAAAGCCGCGGGAAGACGATGCCACTTTCAGTGACATTGAAATTGCCGGCGGCCAAGGCGGCGGCCAGCTCGATGCGCAAGGCTTTGCTGATGCGTTGCATAGGATTTGCTCCACTGTTCCTATGCCGCACTCATGCGCAGCGATTGATATCCCGGAATCGGGATGGTTTAGATTACTGCCGTCAGCAGACGACGATCCAGCACTACAGACGTACCGGCCTGACCGGTGATGCCGGTCAGCACCGATGCATGTACCTCGACGATGGCGCCCGCACTCGTGCCCATCACATAGCCGTTCTCCGCCAGCCACACAACGACCGGCGATCCATCTGGCGACACATCGGCTCCGACGATCTCCGCTGCCACCAGGATGGCGCTTCCCGGCACCGGCGCGCGCGACTGACGACGCGAAATGGCCAGGTTCCCGAGCTCGGTACCGCCAAGGAAGGCCACATGATCGACCTGCCCGACCCAAATGCCGCCATCCACGGGTTGCACGAAGGTGATGCGCTGTGGCATCTGCACAAAGCCATAGCGCTCGTCGTGCAGGTGGTAGGCCATGGCCTCGGAAAGCAGCAGGACGTTGGCGCGGGCGGTCATCAGCCGGCCGCGCCAGTACTTCAAGAATCGGCCCGTCGGCATTGGGGAGAGGTTGCGAAACTGCGACGGCCTGCCCAATTCGGGTAGCGTCGGCATGCTGATGGGTTCCGCCCCTATCGGATGGTCTCCGGCCAGCAGCAACTCGCCGCCGTTGGCGCGCATAAGGTAAAGCCGCGCACCGGTCACGGTCTCATCGAGGCACATGGGTAGTGTGATCTCCAGCGAACCACGCTCGTCCACATCCACGAAGGCGATGGCGGACGGCGCCGATTCCAGCTGCCCTCGGAGCCACGCGACAGCCGCGCCGTACGTGCCCTGGCTGAGCGCCCCCTGTCCTGCGAGTACCAGCGGCGGCGCCGGCGTGTCGAGTGCCATGCGCTCCGCCCGCTGCCCGTTGAAGGCGATGATGCCCGCGGGGCCGGCGACACACACCAGGTTGTTCAACACCTCATGCGACACATCGCCTTCGCCAATCCGAGCCAGCGGCTCGATGCTCCAATCGCCCGTGTTCACCTTGCCCCACTGGTCGCCCAGCGCGCCGAAGACGTCCCCATGCAAAGGGCTCTGCCAGAGGTGTCGAAACGGTCGGTCGGACACGCGGCGCGTGCTGGACCGGAGGCTTGCCTTTCCGGCCGGAGACAGGTTCACATTCAGGGCGTCGCGCAGGTAGAGCTTCGGATGCTCGCCGCCCTGCTTCAACGCGGCGTCCTCCGCCACGTTGTTCATGCCCGCCAGCGGCATCAGCGAAGTTCCAGCCATCAGAAGGCTCCTTTACGGAATTGATCGGCGTCGCCATCCGGCCGGATGTAGTGGACGCCTGGCCGCACATTGGGCGCTCCTGCGCTCGGCCCGTCCACACCTACAGGTGTAAGGATCTGATCTGCAGGACGTCCCTGCGCAACAGCTCGACTCACCCGGAGGCGCTCGGCGAAGCGCGACGGGTCGTATTCCAGACTGGACGTCGAGAAGCCCTGTCCCTCCACGCCACGCACACGCAGTGACACCCATGTTTCGCCAAACTGCGATGCCTCGAAGCCGCGTGGGCAGGTTGGCATCGGCGGGCCCACGTGTAGCCTGCGCCATTGGTACGGTGAATCAGGTCCGGAACGGCCCATCGACATCGCACTGAACCCGCCTAACTGGTAAGTCCGGTGCCGCAGCGACACCCAGGTCGCAGATCCGAACGCCATGGCGGCGATTCCGGGCGGCACCACCGACTGTGGGCCCGTGTACGGGGCACGCGCCACGGATGGTCGTCCGGCAGCCAGCGTGTCCGTCCCACCAAACTGTGCAATGGTCTGCTCCCCATCTCCAATATTCGCCCACCCCATGCGCAAGGCGCGCACTCCTTTCGGCGTGATATACCTTCGTCTCAAATCAATCCGAGGGGCGCCGACGGCTGCCATGTCGCCCATCGTCCTGACGCGCAGAATTCCCTGGTACGTGCTGATCCTTGCGGCACCAAAGCGCACACCCGGCGGATAGATGTCTGTTTCGCCGACATAGTGCAGAGTGGAACCCCCATGGTTCAGTTTGGCCTGTTCCGGCGCTTCCTTTACAGCCCAGATGGTCAACGGACTCATGACGGGCTTCCCTGGAGAGAAGACGTTTGCGTCATCCCACGCCGACACGGCAATGCGACGGTTCCTCAAGCCGACGGTGGGCTTTCCGTACGCATCGACCTTTATCCCTGCGTCTACGGTGGCGCCCGTGAAGCGAACCAAGGGCGTACCTGCAGCCGGTGGCCGCACGCCAACTGCGTAGAGGACAGACTGATTCAGCCCCGGTATGCCAACTTCGCTCTCGGAGGCCAACGGGATATCCACCTCGATGTTCTGAGGCGCGTAGGGGGGCGTGCCGGTCTTCGTCACCACTAGCTTGTCGCCCATCTTCATCACGTTGGTGCCCGGCACGGCGATGCCCTGCTTTCGGTCGGCAATCCTCGCGCGACCGAACAGCTGCATGCTGGCGCCATCCGCTTTCACGCGACGCCATTGCAAACGCACGGAGGCGTCGCCGAATTTCTCGGCATTCCACCCATAGGCGCCCAGCTCAGGTGTTACGTTGCGCGCGTGCGGCTCTCCGACCAGATCGCGATGATTCCATCTCGGCTCGATTCTCTTGAAGTGGATGGACAGCGCGGCCAAGCCGACGCCCGCCGTGTCGGCGCCCTGCGGCTCAAAGTAGCGCGTATGCAGCTTCACCTCGGGCAATCTCACGTCCGGCGCCGCGATGCTGTACCGCGGCTCGATCGTCAACGAGCGAACAGCAAAGTCGACAAACGCCGTCCCGATTGCGGCCGAATCGAAGTCGCCGATCCTATCGAACTCGCGGCGCGTGTTCTCCAGAGCAGCAGTGCCAAAGACTGTTGCAACCGTCCCGGGCGGCGCCAGCACCTTCGCTGCGTTGAAAACGACATGCCAAGTTGAAATCGGCGGCACCTCGATCCCGTCGACCGGCAACTGGCGCACCCGATGGGCGACCATTCCGGCCTTGGCGGTGCCCGGGGGGCTTGATGGACGCATGCCAGCCGGCCTGACCACGCGCGCCTTGTTGTCGATCTGGGTGTAGCCCCACGCTGGCGGCGCCACGCCGATAGCGCGCACCACGCGGCTTCGGTTCTCTACGAGCGTCCATTGCGACCACGGCTGCGCGCTCAGACCACTCTCGGCGTCGTGGGTCATGGTGATGAACTGCCGCCGATTCCAGACGTGCACACGGCCCCAGCGGAACTCTTCTTGCACCGTGGACTGGAACCCCATGGGCACGGCGAAGGTCAGGTGGTTTTTGATATCCTGCTGCCCCCAATCCTCACGGAAGCCTAGCGGCGCTATGGACTGCGATTCGGGGATGATCCGCGTACCGAAGCCCAGCACGTCGATGCCGGCCGGCTGCAAGTAGCGCGTGCCGCCCACCAGTGGGCTCGGCACCGCAGCCGCGTCGCGCCCTGTCGCTTCGATGATCCGCGGCGAACTGCTGGCCCATGGAGTCCCCAGTCCGGGCGGTGCAATGCTGCGCAGCTGTATGTTCTGCCGTTCGTGGCTGACGCGCGCGACGCCGTATCGAGTCGCCAGAATTCCCGACTGACGCAGGTAACGGGTAAACAGCGCCACAGACGGCGTGCCACACGCGGCAGCGCCAATGTTTCCGGCTGCCACGTAGCGGCTTCGGTTGACCACCGTCAGCGAGTTCGCCACGGCCAAGCTGTCGAGCCCTCTGGGCGAGAGCGATCGCGCCACATTCCGGACGCTTCCAACGGGCACGGCGCCCGGCGCCACACCCGCCGGGAGGACAAACTGCGTCTCGTTGAACAGTCTGGCGCCACCAATGGCACCGTCCGCCCAGCCTGTCAGCGCTACGATCGTCGCCTCAATGGGCAGCGTCCATGCGCCATTCAACGTCGCGCGCGGCGGCGTGTACCTCGCCTTGCCCACCCACGAAGCCGTAAGCGTCCATTGTGGCGGCGGGTACTGGTAACCGAAAAGCGCATAGCCCGCGGCGCCCATCGCCGAAAGATCAAAGCCAACTGGCCGGACAAACTGTGTGCCGAAAACTCTGGCCGCACCGACGCCAGATGCGTCGTACCCGTTTGGCGAGATATAGCCAACCGTCTTGTCGAAGGTGACGTTCAGCGTGCCATTCGGCTGGGCATATGGCTTCGCGCCGGCCCACGTCCCGTCGACGCGGTACTGACCGGGCCTGTAGTTGAACCAGCCCGTGAGCGCCCAGGTCCCGCCCAGGGCCGCCGTATCAAATCCGGAGGGCCGGACAAACTGCTGGGGCACCAACGCCGACACGCCGGTCGCTTCCGCAGACCAGCCGACAGGGGCAATCGTCTGGCCTGACTCCCCCCACGAGACAATCAGCCGCGATACCGCCCCGCGATGGGGATTCTTGCCCGACCACGAAAGGCTCAGCGTCCCCGCCGGCGCCACATAGTCGGCCATGCTTTACCCGCTCACTGCCTGGGGCTCGGCTCTCGCGAAGAACAGATCGTTCAGCAGCTCCCCCTCCGCAGTCATGAACTGAATGTCGTAGGGACCAGCGTCATAGACCTTCAGAGCATAGTTGCCTGTTGCCGCGTCTGACGTCGTCTGCGCGAGAAGCTCGCCGGTGGCTCTGCTATATGCACGCACAACGCGCGCTGCCGGCGCATTGTCTACGTCGCGTACGGTACCGGTCAGGGTATGCGCATCGGTCATCACGATGCCGCAGGCACCATAGGGAGTGCTGCTACCCCAGCACACGTTGCGGAAGATAGCCGGCTGCCCGGCGAAAGGTGTGCCCGTGGAAATCCTGTACTTGGTAATCGTCCTTGAGGGCAATGTGTTTCCGTAATAGTGGAACGCATACAAAGCATCCTCGTCTGGATCCGGATCCACGACCAGATGGTTCACGGAGCCAATGCGCGGGTTGGCGGCAGCCCAGAGTTGAAGGTCGTGGGTCTGCGTGTCGACCGTGGCGATCTTTCCATCGGATGAGGCGGCAAAAATGACTCGATCATCGCCGCGCAGCGGGGAGCGCACAGCTCGGAGACCGTAGCTACTGCCCGACGTAATGCTGTAGTCAGACGACCTCGTTAACGAAGCCTCGCGAACCCCAGTAGAAGCGTTATAGATAGTGACATATGGCGAACTGGAGGTGCACACCACCAGCTTGCTACTATCTTTGGAAAAGCAGCAGGCAGACGGATAGCCCGGCGCTGGGGTATCAGCATTGACTATTGACCAGTCCGATGTGCTGTAGATCCGCACGTATGGCGTCTTGTCATGCGCCAACGCCAGCCTGCTCCCGTCCGGCGAGAAATCCATGGCGATGACTTCGCCTAGTCCCGATGTATTGAGCGTCACGAGCGCATGGGTCGCGCGATCGAAGACATAGAGATAGGGCGAGTCCCCGCCAAAGGCGTACAGCGTCTCGTTGATTGCGCAGCAGTTCACATATCCAGCGAAGCTCGCCATGGGAATCGACACCCCAACGAGATTTGCTGGATCGCTGAAGTACCGCATGTTGTCTGAGCTCGCCCGGTTGCCAAGCACGGCCGCGCTGCCATCGGGAGCCACCGCGAAGCAATTCCCGCTGCCTGAGACTCTAAAGTGGGGATGGGAATCTAGCTTCGCAAGCGGATCGAGACCCTGCCGGAGCTGGATGATTCGTCCGGGAATGACCTCGCCATAGAACATCCCCACCAGTCGCTTAGGCATTCTCCAACTCCCCGAGCGGCGTTTCCCCTGGCCACATCCCCTTCTCCTTGTGCCATTGACCGTATGCCGCGAACAGACCCTGTTCGCCCAGCTTTGCGATTTGCTCGGCCATGAAAGGCCGCATCGCGTCGGCGACGTGGGCCGGCGGCCGGCCGCTGCGCTCCGCAACGAACATCTCGAATGCCGGCAATCCACAGATGCGCCCCCATGGGATAGGCGCGACGGGTGCGGCTTCCTGTTTGATCGGCTCGATGCTCTGCACACCGATACCTTGGGTCGGCGGTTTCACGGCCTCAACGGCTTCTGTCTTGGAAGTGTGTGTCATGGATCAGTCCGGCTTGACGAGATGAGGCTTGCTGATACCGCGCACGCCGGTGTAGTTGCCCTGCGTGCCACCGGCAATCATTGCTGTCATGGCGCGCACGGCTTCCACGGCGGCGACAGGCTGGCGCAGTTCGACGGCTGCCAATGCCAGGTTGTCCTTGATATCCTGATCAGTGACGACACCGCGGCCGAGCTGATCGAACAGGCCTGAGTACATCCGCTGCCACGTCTGGAGCTGGTTCTGCAGGCTCCTGCCCTGCTCCACCCAGAACTCCCGTTCGATCAGGAGCGCCTCATTGCGAGCCGTAAGCCTGGCAATTTCGGTCTTGAGACGTTGGATCTCGTTGTTGCTATTGATCATGGTCTGCACTCCTGCGCGGGGCGCCCGTTAGACGCGGAAAATCTTGTTGGTGCCGTTATCCCAAGTGACGATGATGTCGCCGCCGTTCGGCGTGATGGGCAAGCCTGTGGCCGTGTCGATGTACGCAATCAGCGGACTGGTCGATTCCGTACCCGTATCGCGATAGATCACGATGGCCTCGATGCTGGCGCCCGAAACGCTCGTGAACGTGATATCCGCGCCATCGGCTGCTCCACCAGTCGTTGTCTTCGAGGTGATCGTGACGGGACCAGAAATGCGGGCCGACGTCGGGATGTCCGACAGGTACTGGTGGAGCGCCGTCTGCGGGGTATATGCCCCCGTGTCGACCAGATACACCTTGATGGTGTCGGTCAGCCAGTTGAACTGCCCTTCGAGGAAGCGTTGGCGGGCAAAGTCAAATAGAGTATTCGCCATGAGTAGGCTCCATGAATGGTTGGAGCGCACTCTTGCGCGCTTCCCCGGCGGCTTCCCGCCTTGCCTTCGGGGTAACGATCGGGGTGAGCTCGTCGGCGACGATGACGAGCCGCGCGAGCTGGCCAGATTTCTTGTCCAGCCGCACGGTGGTGGTGCCGATCGTCAGCACGTCACCGATCCTCATGTCGACGGACAGCCTTGTCATAGCCAGAACGCCTCGACGTGGTGTGGCACATCCTCGCGCGTCACGCGACGCAGATCCGAATCGGGCCGCAAGCCGAAGTAGGCCGTGAATGCCGCCTCCGCGATGTCAGCCCTGCGCGCGTCGAACGATTCCATGTCCGGAATGCTGAAACCGCGATGCAGCGGCCATTGCACCAGGTGCGAGTGGTGCGCCTCCCCGATCTCGGGCTCGTCTTCGTCCTTCCTTTGGAAGTCCATATGTGCCAGTGGCAACCGGTAACCCTCCAGGATCAGCTTGCCTGACCCTGACGGCTTCGGGACCAGCCGCAAGCCTTTGTCCGACTGAACGGCGAACAGCGGCGACCCGCGACGCGCCCGCCAGTCGCTCTGATTGGCATCCAGCCACTCGGTCGACACCAGACGGATCGTGCCCGCCTGGCAAGCACCATCGTCGAGGAAGCCAACGTAGGTCAATTCGAACAGCGCCTGATGCAGCGGATAGGCTGAGCGCTCCGCCTCCACCGCAATCTCACAGACGGCGGCGTCCTCGCTTTCGTGAATGAGGCGACCACGCAGCGCGGCTTCCGCCACCGCGTCGTTCAGCCACGCAGTGATGTCCGCGTCTGACCAGAAGTACGGAGCGACGTTGTCGTTCCCGTCGACACGTACCCGGCGGATTAACTCGGCCAGCTTCATACGACCCCGAACTGGTCGACGAAGCCCTTTACCTGCGCGCGCAGGACATCCTTGGTCGCGTTCTTGGGCAAGTCCTGCCGGTAATTCACCTTGGCGAACTCGACCAGTCCAGCCTTGTCCATGCGGTCGATCTGGTCATAGATGTCCTGGACCTGCCGCAGAGTCTGCTCCTGCTGCTCCAGCTGTTCCTTGCCCTGCTCCAGCAGCAGCGCCGTATCGTCGTCGGTCTCGCTTGCGCCAGCGTCCGTGGCCACGGCCGGAGCGGCAGCGCCAACGCGCTCGAAGAGGTCGGCATGCCGCAGCAGCTTGCGCGCGATGGCTTCCGGAAGCGTGCGAGCCTGGTCCTTCGTGAAGTGCAGGCCGGTGTTGTACATGCGGTCGCACCAGTCGGGACGGCGACCGATGTACCGCACGCCTACGCCGAAGTTCATGCGAACGGCGGGCGCGGATGCGTCGTGCTCTGGAGGCGGCGGAAGGTTGGCGCGGAATGCCTCGACGGCATCCTCGGCATCGGGGATGTCCTTCAGCGCATGCACCACCGCACGGAACAGGTAGTCCTTGGATTTTTGCTCCGGCGGCAGTTCCGCGTACGGGCGGATGCAAGGGTGCGTCTTCTTCTCGACGTCCTTTATATCGCCGTAGACCCAGCCCTGCTCCTGTTTTTCCTTCAACCAGGCGTCGTGCGTTTGCTCGGGGGTGGTTTCAGGGTTGGCGATGTGCAGCTCCACGCCGCGCAAGAGTCCTTGCTGATGCGACTCCGGGCACTCGTCCCAAGCCGGCATGACTTGATCCCCGATGGATGCGCAGTATGCCGCGTTGATGGCGTGCGCAATGGATGCGATGAGGGTAGATTTCATTGGAATGTCCTACTCATGCGTGACGAGCGGGCGGCGCAGACCGCCCGCCTCGGTGGTGTGCCGTCAGTTAGCGGTTGCCGGTCAATTCGCCAGTGACAAGCACCTTGATGTCGCTAGCCTTGGAATTGCCGCGCCCCTGAATGGTCAGAATGAGCCGCGCGGGCTTCGGCAAGGTCACCAGCTTGGCACCCGTAGCGCGCTTGCGGCCCGGGTTCGTCAGATCGATGGCCGACGCGAAGTAAGCGGCATCCTGTGGTACAGCACGATCGTCCACCCTGTCCTCGTACCTGAAGCCCAGCATGCCGGTAATACCGGGGCTCATGCCGACCGACACCAGGACCGACGCATCCTCAAGGCGCATGCCTTCGGGAAGCTGGCCGAGATCGACTACGAAGCCCGCCCCGAGAGGACCGGCGAAATTGGCGTCTAGGGCGCCGCCATTCCCGCCGGTCTGCAGGGGAAACGCGTAGGACGTGAGATTGCCGAACGGTGAAACGCCGCCGTACTGACGATTTTGGAACTGATTGATTGTCACATGAGCCATATGGCCTCCTTTCTGGCGGCGATCAGTTGCGCGCGCCGATGATGGGCACTGCGGTGTCGACCACTGTTACGCCGTAGTCGGTGATCTCCTTGCCCATCCCGGTGTCGACTTCGAAACGCACCTTCGACACGCCCCGAATCGCCCCGATCAGCAGTTCCACCTTGTCACCGTGGTCCAGCTCCTTTTCCGACCAGAAGAACGGAATGCCCGACTTGTCGGAGCTCGCCAGTGCTTCGGCAATGGCTTGGCCACCCAGAATTACCGAGCGGTCGATCGCGAACTGCTCGCCGAAGCTGAGCGGCACCGTTGCGGTCGACTCGGCCTCGCTACTCGCGCTCGGGCAGTAGCGGATGGTGTCGCCCGCGTAGAAGCGAATGGCACGAGGCATCTTGATGAGCAGGTATCCGTTCCAGAGACCCGCCTCACCCAGGAACATTGGGTGCTGACCTGCCTGGCTCGCGCGCGCCAGCGCCGAAGCCTGCAGTTGGCGGAAGCTCGGATCAGCCGCGAACTTGTTGTACTGGGCCGGCGACATCATCCACACGCGCAGCGGCGAGTCGGTAGCGGCCTTGTCACCCTCAAACTGCACGATCGGGGGCGGCAGGGGGATCTGGTCCAGCACCGTGCGCATGGCGTCCACCGTGTCCATCTTGAAGATGTCGGTAGATTGGATGTCGATTTCGCCACCGTTCACCTTGAAGCCGGACACCGCGTCGCCGTCTGCAATGAAGTGGCGGTTCTTCGACGGCGCCAGCACCGGGTTGACCATGATTTCGCCGAAATCGGCGTCGGTCTCAGTCGGAACCACCCACTCGATGTTGTTGTGGAAGCCGCGCGCGCCGGCCATATGCACTAGCAGCGACTGATCCACGTATCGATCCATCAGGTTCTGCGCTGCAGGACGGCCAAGCTGGCGAAACTCCACAGGCGAGCGAATGGACGTCATGGCATCGCCCAGATCCAGCGGGAAGCGAGCCTGGTTCACCCGCAGCTTGTCCTCCGTGATGCTCAGACCCGTGCCACGGCCTTCCGCATAGCGGCTGCCCATGATCGGCTTGGCGCCGATCGGATTCAGCAGGTGGAAGGTCACTTCGTCGCCCTTGCCCTTGGACAGATCTTGGCAGCGCACGATGGGCATGTGCTGCGTCGTCTGTTTGCGCAGCGTCGCCTCCGCGCCTTTGATGCCCGTCGGCATCTTCCCGGTCAGCCTGTTCAGCGTGCTGTTGCGCTGCATGTGAGTGGCGAACAGGCCGACGGCCTGTTTCACCATGTTGGTCTTGTCGCCGTATGGCGCGTGCGTCTTGTTTGCGGTCATGGATCTTGTCTATCGGATCACAGCGTATTGAGGAACCGATCGATCTGCTCCGGAGTCATGTTTCCATCGCCCATCGCGTCGAGCAGTTCCCGCCCGTTCATGTCAGCCATTTGCTCGTCCCGCGTCAGACCAGCCGGGCGCCCACCGGGAAGATCGGTGAGGCTGGCTGGTACCCTGGTCGGGGCGTTGGCAATAGCTG